GCTATGCCGATCTCTGCAAGCATTTTATCTAAGGCCACTTGGCTTAATAAAATCCCTGCTGGAATTAAGACTCGTGACATGGCGGCCAGAAAAGAAGCGACTGACTTAAAAAATAGAATCAAGACATTCATTGCTCGTAAATAAACGCAGCTAGAAGTTTTGAACTACTTAAACCAAAAACCAATATAGGGGATTTAGAAAATGAAAATTCAAGAAATGAAGGCGCGATTAGAAAAAATCGTTGCTGAATTAGATGTACTGAACGGCCTGGAAACACTTGGCGATGCAGACTACGAATCAATCAATGTTTTGTCTGACGAATTTGACAAATTGTCTGGCCAAATTAAATCTGCTGAGCGTCTTGAGCAAGTTACTGCTCGCGCTACGGAGTCAAACCGCAAGTCTGCTCCAGTTGAGACTCCTCGCGTAGAAGTTCAAGCTACACGCAAAGAGAAAATGGGCGGATTTAACAACATGGGCGAGTTCCTCGTGTCTGTTAAAAAAGCGGCTTCAGGTGATGTAGACAAGCGTTTCCAAAATAACGCTATGTTTGAAAAAATCGGCGAAGACGGCGGTTTCTTGGTTCCTGAAGAAATGTCTCAGAACATTGCTAAAAAATTGCAATCTGATGAGTCACTTCTTTCTAAAACAAGTCAGTTCGCAGTCTCTGGCAATTCATTGTCATTGCCAATCGATGAAACTGCTCCTTGGAGTGGGGGTATCAGTGCTTACTGGACCGCTGAAGGCGCTTCATTGACTGAATCAAAACACAAATTTGGTTTGGCTCACTGGAGGTTGCATAAGCTAGCGGCACTTGTGAAGACAACGGATGAACTTTTGGATGACAGCACTGCTCTTGAGTCGTACATCGCTGCACGCGCTCCTGAAGCAATCATGCACAAAATCAACAGCGCAATTATCTCTGGAGACGGCGTCGGTAAACCACTCGGTCTTTTGAGCTCTGGTTTCAAAGTTGAAGTAGCTGCTGAAGGCGGACAAGCTGCCGATACTATCCTTGCTAAGAACGTACTGAAAATGTACTCACGTATGTTGCCAGCTTCACGCTCTAAAGCAGTATGGTACATGAACGCAGCTTGCGAAACTCAATTGCGTTTGATGAAAGACGACAACGACAACTTTATCTATATCAGCCCAGGTTCTCAATTGAACCAAACGCCTTATGGTATCTTGTTGGGCCGTCCAGTTATTCCAATGGTTGGCTCAATGCCTGCTCTTGGCGACGCTGGAGACATCGTGTTCGCGGATCTTTCTTACTACCACGCAATTGTTAAAGCTGGCGGTATCAAAAATTCAGTTTCTACTCACCTCTTGTTCGACAAAGATCAAACAGCGTATAAATTTACTATGCGTTTGGACGGATCAGTGCCTTTCAAGACTCCAGTTACAACTGAGTTCGGCGCTTACGACATGTCTGCAATCGTTACTTTGGCAGCTCGATAATTTTAGATTACTGGGGAGCTGGGCATTGGTCCAGCTTCCTTAAATTAACTTAAACTAAACTAGGAGATTTTAAATGGAACAATTTTTACTCGAGGCTCTGACTCTTAAGTCTGCTGAGCCTGTAGATATGAACACTGCGGCTATCACTGGCCACAGAACTAAATTGGCTAAAGGCGACCGTTTGGCAATCATCGTCAACATGGGCGACTCAACTGCCGCTGTTGCTGATTTCTCATTGGTGCAATCAAATGCGGCCTCTGCGGGAACAAGCAAAGCGTTGTCAGTAGATAACCCATACTTTAAAAAGGTTGGCGCAGCTACTTCCTTCACTAAAGTTGAGCCTACTGCTGCGGCTTCAAACTATGTTTTGTCTACCGATTTCGCGGCTGACCCAGGCATGGTTGTTTTTGAAGTTTTGGGCGAAGACCTTGATGTTAACAACGGCTTTGCTTGGGTTTCTTTGGACATCGCTGACTCAACTGCTGCCAAATTGGTTTCAGTTGTTCACGTACTCCACGCAGTACGCGAGAAACCTGCTTACTCAATCGTAGTTTAATCGACGATTGACGTTAGTAAATTCTGATTGAATTATCGGATAGGGGACCTAATATGTCCCCTATTCTATTTAAGGGGGGATGAGTGAAACTAAGGTTTAAAACCGATGTAATGTATGACGGGAAACTGCTGTTTGCCGCTGGCAAAATCTACGACGTTACGCAAGAAAACGGCTGGGCCACAAAGTGGATTAACCGAGGGGCAGAAATCATCGAGGAAGACGTAGTTGAAATACAAGAGCAAAAGGAACAGACTAATAGCATTGAAGTCACTCCGGTAAAGCGGGGTCGAAAAAAGAAAACTCCCGACCTCTCTAAGGAGCTATAAAACATGGCATTTTCTTGGAAAAATCTCTTTGCAATTAGAAAGAGCCCTAAAGATCAAGTAAACCCAAATAGACGAGGCTTTAAAATAACTGGCGGAACAAATGTAAACGAAGAAACTGCAATGCAGGTTTCAGCATTTTACCGTGGCGTTATTTATATTTCCTCTCAGATTGCAAAGCTTCCCTGGAAAATCAAAGACTCTAAGAACCAAATCCTAGAGGCCGACAGGATTCAAACCATTTTGGACTTAAGTCCAAACGATGAAATGAATGCGATGACCTTCCGAATGGTAATGATTCAAAACGCAATCATTCACGGAAACGCCTACGCTGAAATCGAGAGAGATACGCTAGGGCGTCCAGTAAAGCTTTGGCCAATTCCAAGTAAGAGCATGGAAGTAGCAAGACGCAGAGATACTGGAGAACTTTACTACCGGGTTATGGGCGGATCTATTTCTGTCCCTGGCGGGGATGTTTACTTTAAGCCTGCCGACATTTATCACGTTAAAAATTTCCACACTAAAGACGGGGTTCTTGGCCAGGGAGTAGTGGCTTATGCTGCTGACACTTTAGGCATTAGCTTAGGTGCCGACCGAATGGCCGGTAATTTATTTTCTAACGGCGGGATTCCTTCCGGAGTATTAGAAGTTCCAGGCACTCTTTCTGACGAAGCATTAGAAAGAATTAAATCCTCATGGGACGAGAACCACGGCGGTAAAAAAACTGGCGGTCTTGCGATCTTTGAAGAAGGCATGAAGTACAACACTATTTCGGTAAGCCCGGATGTCATGCAATTCCTTGAGAGCCGCAAGTTTGGCGTATTAGAAATTGCTAGATTCTTAGGACTTCCTCCAACAAAGCTTTTTGATACTGATGCTGCCACATTTAATAACCAAGAGAACTCAAACCTTGAAGTAGCAACAGACACACTTGATGCTTGGGCGAAGAACCTTGAAATGGAAGCTGACATTAAGCTTTTAAATAAACGCTTCAATGGCAGATACTCAGAGCTAGACCTGTACGCGATCTTTCGCGGCGACATGGAAACAAGAGCTAAGTATTTTTCTTCTATGATGCAGACCGGATCTATCACTCCGAATGAGATCAGAGAGAAAGAGGGCATGAGCCCATACTCTGAAGGGAACCGCTGGTATATTTCTACCAACAATTTCACCCCTACTGACAGAATGGACGAGCTGTTTGACAGTCAAATAGCAAAGAATAATAAGCCAGAGAAAGAAGCTTCTCCGACAAAAGAAAAAGAGACCGCTGACGACCCAGAACTAATTAAGGCCGCAACAAAGTTTTTAACTAGGGTTTAAATGCGAAGCGAGATTTTACTAGCCCTTATCTCGAAACTTATAGATGAGCGGCTCCAAGAGATACCGACCCTGAGAGGTCCCAAAGGCAGGGACGGAAGGGACGGGAAGGACGCGGAGCCGGTCCAGGCATTTTCTATTGAAACTCATGCGGAAAAAATCCGTGAGTGGATTAGAGAGGAATCTCTAAAGTTTGATGACTTAAATGATAATCAAATAGCACTACTAAAAGGGAGTCCAGGTCGCGACGGAAAAGGATTTATTTTTTCTGAGAACGAAGCGGCAATCACTGAAATTATTCTTTCTGAAATAGATAGAATGTCCCCGGATCTCAAACTTAAATTCTCAGACCTTAGTCCGGCTGAGATTTCAGAATTGCGCGGTCCAGAAGGAAAGCAAGGCAAAGCGGGTAAGGATTTTAGCTTTGAAGAACACAGAGAGTTCTTTGATTCTTTAAAGCTAAGATTTTCTGATCTTACAGAAAATGAAATTAGTGAACTTAAACTTAAATTCTCTGATTTGACTGAGGATGAGATTGCCCAGCTACGGGGGCCAAGAGGATTTAGGGGACAAGTAGGCAAGTCTGGTAAGGATTTTGTCTTAGAAGAACACTTAGACTTCTTTCAAGGACTTAAACTTAAATTTTCTGATCTCAATGAAGAAGAAGTAAACGCAATTAAACTTAAGTTCGCTGACCTAACTGACTCAGATAAAGAACAACTAAAACTTCGCTTTGAGCATTTAACTGAAGAAGAAAGACTTTCTCTTAAAGGACCAAGAGGCCAGCGCGGAAAGCATGGGCCTACTGGAGAGCAAGGTATTCAAGGGCCAAAGGGAGAAGACGGAAAATCTATTCGAGGAGCAAGAGGTCCGATAGGTTTAACCGGAGAGCGCGGCTATCCAGGACTTACTGGCCGTGACGGAGTTAACGGAAAAGACGGAGAAGACGCTCCGGCAATTGTTGATATTGATGTAGCCAGACAAGGTGAAGAAATATATTTCACGTTTAGATTTGATGACGGCACCTCCATTGTCACCCCTGGAGTTAAACTCCAGTCGGGAGGAAGTTATTATTTTGGCGGAAATGGCGGGGGCGGGTCAGGCTCAGGTACTCCTGGAGCTGACGGACTTTCTGCCTATGAGATTTGGCTACAAGAAGGAAATGTAGGGACAGAGCAAGACTTTTTAGATTCTCTAGTCGGGCCAACTGGGCCACAAGGACCTGCCGGAGCTACCGGGGCACAAGGTCCTCAAGGAGATCCGGGACCAACCGGAGCGGCTGGGGCAGATGGGGCAGATGGGGATGACGGAAGCCAGTACTATTTCGGATCGGGCGTTCCCGACAACTCCCTGCACCTAGACGGAGACATTTACCAGGACACAAGCAAC